CTCACCCGAAGGTGAGGGTACGCAAAGTGTGTGCCCTGACATCCAGCCCGCGAGGTCTGGAGTGAGTTGGTCCTGGTCCCTGCCTCAAGGGGATCCGGTGCTTCCGTTCTTCGGAGGTGGCATCGTATAATTCTGAGGCCCCCAGATTAATCACATGAACCGCATTACCCTAAAATTAGCACTCTGGTCAATCATCGTCCGATGGTTGGCAGGTACCTATTTAGGGGTGAACGCTGTCCAGTGTGAGTTAATCCCTATTTGGGTTCGGTCGGTGTCCCAACGGATCTCTAACCGGGGAGCCGTGGAGACGATAGGATGGATCAAGGCGATCCGCCTATCGTGTACCAGGTTCCTCTGTCGGAGGCCGTTGGTGACGTCGCCCGGCTTTGGGGTACAGTTGGATACTTTTGGTCTGCCGATCGGCATCCCAATTGCCCAACTGTTTACGTCACGTGACTCCACCCAGTTAAGATTCGCCTTCACCCTTTTGGGGGTGTCGAGAATTATTCCTGGCTGGAAGACACCCAACCTTGATCCTGTGACTCGTCCTGGGGCTGATTTTAACTCTGCTTTAGCAGATTCAGCTACCAGCACGGTCGCTGACCTTGGTTGGCGTCTGCCCCGTCCATCTTGGACGGAGTGCCATGTGACGACCAAAGCTGGTCCGAACGCTCAGGCTCTGGTTTCCTCGATCGAGGACGCGTCCCTCCTTACTCCAGACATGTTGGAATGCCTACGTGTCTTGGGTGGGGATGGACTCGTTCGAACGATTGAAACCATCCGACTCCTCAGCCCCCTTGCTTGGCTAGCTATGTTCAAGCTCGCGCCGAAAGGGCGCTTGTCTCGAATAAGCTACGTCAAGGACAAGGAAGCGAAGTGTCGGATTGTAGCCATCCTTGATTATTGGTCGCAGACCGCGCTGAAACCGCTTCATGACGCAGAAATGCGTTTCTTGAAGACGCTTTCGCCGGATTGCACCTTTAACCAAGGGAGCTTCCGATCCAAACTGACCCGGCATGGACCGTATCACTCTTGCGATCTAAGCAACGCGACGGACCGCATGCCTGTATGGCTACAGGTAGCTGTCTTGTCGGCGCTTATTTCGCCTGAGTATGCGGCCGCGTGGGAGAAGCTGCTCACTGACCGTGACTACCATGTCACATGGCGTCGTGATCAGCCCATATCGGTAAGATATGGAGCCGGACAGCCCATGGGCGCTTATAGCTCATGGGCCACCTTCGCGCTTACTCACCACGTTATCGTCCGTATGGCTGCGAAAAGGGCTGGGTTGCCAGTCACTTTCAGCAGCTATGTACTGTTGGGAGACGACATCGTCATTTGTGATGACGCCGTCGCCCTCCAGTACGGGATGATAATGTCCGAGTTGGGGGTTGAAATCTCAGTAGCGAAGACGCACGTTTCGAACGACACGTACGAATTTGCCAAACGATGGATATCCGATGGAACGGAGGTAACCGGGGCTCCTCTTGGCTCTCTATTCGAAGCCGTCCGATTCGTGGTTCCTCCCAAAGGGGAGCACAAAGTTCCGACTTTGTGTATCCGCTATGTGAGTTACTACGGTTTGGCGACTTGGCTTAGAGAGGTGGAGGCGCGCTGGTTGCCACGATCGCACACTTTGGTTTCCCGGGGCTTGCTGGCTAGGCTCCTCCTGCTCCTCGGCCAAGGGGGTCGTTCGACCCGTTTGGCTGAGAAAGCGTGGAGGTTCTTCCTGCTGCCGGTCCGTGAGGACCCGCGGTCACTAAGGAAAATGAAGGCTAGAATACTAGGCTCCATCGTACTTAGCGACATCCTTTCCTGTAACTCAACTGAAATACCGACGCGCGTCGCTATTCTCCTTAATGAGTGTAAGGCAAGGGTGCTGGAAGAAGCCATCAAGCATCAGATTGGTGACCTTCAACGTTTCCAGTTGGAAATGGGGAAGTTCGCCACTCTGGTGCCTGAAGGGTTGGATGCCCAATCGTTACTACTGCTCTTGCCTCCGTTTGCAGTCCTACGACAGAACGTCATGGGATTGCAAATAGAGTTCGATAAAGCCCATAGGGTCAGAGAGAGCGACAGCTTGGCGCAATGGTTGCACCTTGATGTACGCTTATTCCTGAATCCTTTTGAGACTCTATCGACTAGAGCAAGTAAGACCGCGGCTATGAGTAAAGCAACTATCCTGAACCACGTAGTCGCGATGGCCCATGGAATCGGTCGGATGCGTGACCTGGCTCTGTGCGGCGATACGTCGAACGGAAGGGATTTCCCACCGTTGGAGCATATCGCTCGTACGATCCAGACTCACGAGGTCCTTCCGAAGCCAGGGCGTCGGCGGCGTAGTGACTCAGGACGGGCGGACGGTTCCAAACCGAAATCGCGGAAAACAAAGGGGTAAGGGGAATACCCTATCCCTATGCCCCGGATTCGGCTAGGTTGGCCGGCCCGTGCCTACTCGTAGCCTCCTTCTTATGGTAGTCGATCGACTGCCATGGGCCGTGGCGCCTCCGGAAGATCCAAGTAATGGATTGATTCTGGGACGGCTCAGCCTTTAAAAAGGTGGCCTCCACACG